GTGTTGGGTGTATTTAACCCCCTCATTTATGAGGGGTTAAATACACCCACTAACAAACAAACAATCAATCATTGGAGGTTGATTCATATGCAAACCAACACAGAACCTAAACGGGTTAAGTGCAATCCACAGTATGTGGACGACACCGAATGGGAGCTTGATCGGACTAATCCGACTGGGATCCGTACCCGTATTAATGTGTTTAGTGCGGCAACGTACATCGAAGGGTATGAGCACGAAATTACGCTCACAGTCGATGGCTCGGAGCTAGACCTGTGGAAAGTTCTACAGATCATTGATTGCCTGAATTTGGGGCATGATGATAAGTGGACTGCCGAGAACTGGGAAGTTCGAGTAGGTCAAGTTGCGGATATCCGCGCTAACGCCTTGGGAGACTGAGGCAGTTGGGTGTATTTAACCCCCTCATTTATGAGGGGTTAAATACCCCCACAACAAAAGATGCGACGGCATCTGGCGGAATGTAGCTAATAGAGCAGGCCATTAGGCAACTGGCAGCACAGGCATGTGGCTGAGGGCGCTGAGGCCACGGGGTGCAAGTCCCCACATTCCACGCTTCTGAGTGAGTGTCCCACCCACTTGGTATAGTAAATAACAATCAACAAATACACATGGAGGTGTGTTTATGACATGGGAAACAGTAATTGACCACTCAAGTGGTCACGACTTTCTGACCAATGAGGTCAGTGAGCATGGACGAAACGTCTTTGACGTAGCGTCTGAGGTGAATGCGGACTTCGGTTGTCACGTATCACCTAAAGGATATTTGGATCCGATAACAAACCAGTTTGTTGTCCCCAAATATGAGACAGGTAACAAACGTGGCAAGCCACGAGGCGTGTATGTGTTGCGTAATGACACGATGGTTCCCTTGGGGGATCACTCTGGTCGCTACCCACATCGTGACGGTTACAAACATGTGTTCGAGACAATAGAAACTTTGTTTCCGAATACTTGCACAGACATCACTGTGTTTGGTCAAGGTGAACGTCTTGCGATTACACAGCAGATAGGTGACAGGATCGAAATTGTGGACGGGGACTTCATTGACCCTGTTGTAATTACAATCATGTCGCTGAACGGAATGTGGCCTACAGGAATGTTTGCCTATGACTTCCGTGTTAGCTGTGCGAACATCATCAACCTTGCGGATGCTTTCATTAAGGTGAAAGCAACGAAGAATCACGACAACATGTTGACCTTACGGTCTGCGGTGTTGGAAGCCAGTAAGGCTGAAAGTGAGCAGGTTGCGACGTTTGCACGCAAACTGAGCGAATCGACACTTAGTGATAGTGCGTTCTATCGGATGCTTGATCGGATTATTCCGATGGCAGACATGGACGCTCCCACTAAAACTCGGAACGCTGTAGATGCGAAACGTGCTGCGATCCTTAACGCTTGGTCACAAGAAACTAATGGTGACTGGGGTAATGGATGGCTCGCATACAACGCATTCCAAGGTGCTGAACAGCATCGAATCAACCAAGGCTTCAAGTCTACGACTGCTGCAAAGCAGAAGGGGCTAATCAAATCCTTGGACGGCAAAACACCTATAGCTGACGCTGCGGAACAATACCTCCGTGAGCAAATGTTGGTAGGTGTATGAAGATAGGCTAGGTGTGGGGAGGCCAGGTGATACCTAACGGTATACCTCCCTCCTGGCCTCCCTATCTCCCCTCGGTGTATCGCACCCCTCACTTAGTGAGGGTGCGATACACCTGAGAAAACAAATAAATCCACAAACCATAGGAGGTTGAATATGTGGGTATTTACAGAGGACGGTTTCTTTTCAACCGTCGAAGATTACAAAGCTGGCAACGAAGGTGGCCTGCTTGTACGTGGCCGAGATGTGAAATCTCTTGAGAGATTCTGCGCCAAAACAAAGACTCCATTAGATTGGATTCAGACAACTCCTGAGCGTGATTACCCTTTCAGGGTAAGTGTGCCTCGGGAAGTGTGGGTCCATTACGTTATGTCTACGGCCCGTGACATTGACTACAACGACTTCAAGTCGCATTGCAAAGCGCTTGCCGCTTACAGCGACTCCGAAGCTGGGTTGACTAGTCAACAACTAATGGCGATGGGCATGGTCTGGGCAGTCATGTACGACGACTGGGCCGAACGTCCATGAACCTTTGGTTGGCTATCTGGTCAATCCTTGACTTCGCATCGGTGAATTATGAGCCACCGAATGCGGAGATCCCCGAAGTTGTTTGCGAATACTTCGCAGACGACTGCGTAAGGGCGCTGGGGATTGCGTGGTGCGAGTCACTACACAATCCCCATGCGTACAACGGGGTAGATCATGGATTATTTCAAATAAACGAACATTATTGGGGCCATGTTTTTGAAAAACATTGGCCGAAACGATACGAAGTGGTGCAGTCAACATGGATGGCGCACTACATACATGAGAACACCCGTGGTGGGTGGCGGTTATGGACTTGTGGGAGGTACAAGTGACAGTTATTGCAGAAGCCAAATGCACTATGGATAAGTGTGGGCGAATCGACCGAACCAATGTGGACGAAGAGAAACTTCGTCGTTGGATAAACGGTGAGTTAATACAAAATGTTTGGCCTGAAATGTCGGCAATAGACAGAGAGATTGTTATGCAATCTCAATTTGCCTACAGCGCTAGGCGCATCGTGGCCGAACCTATGTACATTTGCCCGAAATGTTGGGCGGTAATGGACAAAGCGTTAGGCATTGACGATGAGTGAGCGGCCAACCAGATATCAGAAATACAGAAACAAAAAATGCTGGGCAATTATGACCGACGGTACTCAATGCACAGGCATACGTAGGTCTAGTAAACCTTGGACAGGTCCAGGTTCACGCGACGGCCTGATTGCTTTATGCAATGGACACAACACTCACTTCATTAAATATGGTGAGCCACGTACAGACATTCCGTTGCATGCGATGATGCCTATGACGTTTGAAGAACGTGTTGAGCATTACATGAACCCTGTTAATGGGTACATACGCATAAGCCCTTATGGTTGTTTCTTGTGGCAACGCACTAAGTTGCAAAAAGGGTATGGGTTAGTTAATTCCAAGGTAATAGCTGCGAGGTGTGGCACAAAGAACAATGTGCAAACGCATCGGATGATGTGGATTTACGCAAACGGTGACATACCTGAAGGCAAACAGGTGCATCACAGTTGCGGCAACCCCTCCTGTTGCAACCCTAATTGCTTGTACTTGTTGACTGGTCCCGAAAATTCCGAAGAAGCGTCCAGGTATCACTACTGGAAAAACAAATACCAAGAACTAGAACGAGAAATGGTAGACAAGAATAAACAAATTAAAAGTTTGGAGAGGCGTCTTGCCAAAGAAAAAAACAAAGATAAGCAAAGAGGAACGGGAGGCTTGGCAAAAAAAAGCAATGAGCAGAAATAACCCTGTCATCTTTGATGATGACTCATTTACTAAACAAGAAATTGAAAGAACCCGTGGCTAGATACAGCAATTTGAAATACATCGAATGGGAACCATCCGATTTCACACGGCACGGTTTCATAGCTACCTACGCACTAGGTGGCTGTCGTTGCACGCTCTGTTCTGAGCGGTGGCACGAATGGGACCAACCGTGGAAGGAAGTAAACCGAACACCTGCTTCGTAACGAAACTGTAATGTGGAATCAGAACAGGTGTCCGCTATACTAAGTAATTACTTAGTCTCCCCCAACCTCTGGTAGGTGGTTGGGGGGTACTTAGTACCACTCAGTGTCCTACCCCACTGAGAGAATGACAACATGAACGAATACCCCTTACACAAAGACAGCGAAGGTCGCTGGGTGCATACATGGGTGAGGCAGTCCACAATAAAGACTGCCGATATGTGTTTAGAAAGATTCCGAAACACTATCTTCAACCTTGTAAGCGAAGAAATAAAAGACGCAGCCACACTAGGTACTGCCTGCCACGCAGTAGCTGAGGATGCACTCAACACCCGTAAGACGGGTGGCGAGATGACACAACAGGACATGATCGACTCGTTCGAGATGTACTGGGAGGAAGCTCTGCCTACCATCGAAGTATGGAACAGCTATTCAGGTGAGAGCGCATACGCAGAAGGGCTACGCAAGATCGAGAACTGGCGCACCGAGGTGCTGCCAGAACTACAACCCGTAGAGGTTGAGGAATATTTCAATTTAGTTTTCCATGAAGATGACAATAGGATTGTCAAGTTTTCTGGCACCATCGACTTAGTTGAAGAGGACAGACTATGGGACTGGAAGTTTCCTAGTCGGGACTACAGCAGGGATCGGTGGCAGTACGAACGCTGGGACGTTCAGTCAATGGCGTACTGCTGGGCTAAAGGTATTTCTAATTTCTCTTATGCGGTCATGCACCCAAAGGGTGTCGGTCGCATGGATATAGTTCGTGACGACAGCCATACAGATTGGCTTCGTCAAAAGGTCTTAGGGCTATGCCACGTCGTTGAATCCGAGATGACTAAATATCCTCTCGGTGATGACGGCTGGTGGTGTTCTGAGAAATGGTGTCCAGCGTGGACACGGTGTAAAGGCGCAATCATAGGAGGCGCAAAGTAATGGCATGGAAGCCAATGGAGCCGCACGAGCGTGCGAGCATAGAAGCACAGGTGATACTCAAAGGTGCTGTCGAACTGACAGCAGCGCAGGTATCAGCGAATGCAACAGATCCCAATGAGGATATTCTCACAACACTGACGGATAATGCGACAGTGTTAGCGAACATTCTTGGGGATGTTAAAACACAATTAGGGGCAGCGCCCCAACCAGCAGCAGCGCCAGCGGCGGCAACAGAAACCGAAGCGGTAGCGGCTGTAACCCAAGCATTCCAAGGGGCGACAACTGCGCCTCGGGGACAAAGCCAGTATCTAGGAGATGAGGATTACGATGCGGTGCATAAGATATTCCTCGCTGAAAAGAGTGCTGGGATTGTATATGCGTCCAAAGAATCTGCGTTTATGGACAACCAGGCGATTCGTAAACTGTTTCAAACAGGAATTCGCCAGTTTCCTCAAGATTATTGGGCAGACTCAATGCGAGGTAAAGATATCCCGACAACGAAAACAGGGAAATGCGGACTCGGTGATTTCAAACTCAAGAAGGGACTGTCCATCGGAGAAGATGGACAATTCTACGTAGGCAAAGGTGACGGTAACCATCCTCTTGCAAGCAAGAGCGGTTACTTCGCTGGACTACAGAAGAACACTTCTTGGTCATGGCCTGAACGACCTGAACCAGTTGACCCACAGGGTTGGCTTGTTGGCGTAAGTGCCTAAAGAAATCAGCTTGGAGGAGGCGAGGGATCTCGTCACGGGGGCGGCAACTGCGTCCGCCCCCGAACCTCCTGCCGCTGAACCACAAGAGATCGAAGGTGTAAGCGCCCAAGATCTACGCAGACTGTTCACCCCCAAGGGGGAACAAGTACGTCGGATGCGACACGACCTACGCGCAGGCAACGAATGGAGCTTCGGAGTACGAGCCTTTGACGAGGCCACACTCGGAGGAGCAAGACCAGGGCAACTAGTAACCCTGATAGGTAGATCGCATACAGGTAAAACGTTGCTTGCGATGAACATGGTTGCGAAGAATCGCAACCATCGCACACTTTGGGTTAGCCCCGATGAAACAGAAACAATGTTTTGGGGACGATATTCATCTATTCGGTTGGAGTTCGATCAACGAGAATGGCTAGGCCGACTCATCCGAGAGGATGCGACGGCATGGGAACGAGTCGAACAAATCATGGAGGACGAAAAGAACCTCCACTTTGAATCCACTGGCATGAGTGTCGATGATCTAGACAAAGCGCTACGGATTGCATCTACCACTTTGTGGGGAGGCAAACGACCAGAAGTTTTAGTTTACGATTTCCTAGAACTGATCCGAGGCGGCGAAGCTGGGGACGCAGCTAGCGTCCAAGCGAAGATCGAATCGTTTAAGCAACTGGTATCTGACTGGCGATTGGTGGGAGTAATCATTCACCAATCTGGCAGAGGTACAGGTAACCGTGGCAAAGCTGGCGGCATTGAAGCAGGCAGGTACGCATCCACAAGTGAAAGCCATTTCTTAATTGAAACATGGCGTAGGTGGGATGACACCAACCTAGACGAGGAAACTCGTGCTCATTACGAGGACGAAGTTTCCGCTGGCCTGTGGAAAAACAAAGCTGGAGATGGGGAAAAAGCTGAGGTAAACCTCACCATTGACAGCAGCGGACGTATTCTGGAGCCAGGAGTTACATGGGAACAAGGCACGTTCGATGGATAGCGCAGCAGCAAACGTATTCAGTAACGTCTTTCAAGGGTTCCCCTATGCCTACGGCACCGACTCTGGCGGATGCCGCTGGACCCCACTCTCAACAGAACTGTTTGAGAGGCACCTAGAAGGCTCTGAGATGATCGGAATCTATCCGATGGTCTACGACCCCTATAAGAAGGGAACTGGACCAGCAGGGTTCCTACAATCAGGAGAACCTTTAGATTCACGACCCATATATTCCGACATGAAAAGGGATTTATGGATGTGCATGTGGGGAGCCATCGATATAGACGAAGGCGACACCGACTCAGAAATTATTGCTAAAAACGCAATCAAACTATTTGAAGCCCTTGAAATTACAGCGTGGCTAGAACGATCACGCAGTAAGGGCTACCACGTCTGGGTGTTCGCTGAACAATGGACACCCGTCACCCTCATGCGCAAAGCATTACAAGCAGTAATGCAACTCGCAGGAGGAGACTACGACGCTGTATACCCCAAATCAGATTGGCTAGACGGCCCACCAGGAAACTACATTCGCCTCCCCTACGGAGGAGAACGACCCTACGGGCGACAAGTAATGGTCAACACCGAATCAGGGGAAACCTACGATATTTGGGATTTCATAATAGGAGCCGAAGCAGAGAGAACCCCACTAGAAGATCTACAACGAGCAGCAGAGCTATACCAAGACCCCGAACCTGATATCCCACCACCACGAGACTACAGCAAAGAACCACTCATGCGAATAGATGGTTCACGCCTACGAGGACTGGCGTTAATGATGTACCGTAACGGGCCAGTGGAATATTACAGACAACACGGAGCAGGCAGAGGGCGACACGGATTCCTTAACCGTTTCGCACGAGCAATGTTTGAATCAGGATTTGAACGAGGCGACGTAGTGTCATGGACCAACGACCTAGACTCACGACTAGGCCAATGGTACGACGAAGGCCCAAAGTTTATGGGCCGACGGGACGGCGACCGACAAATGGAACGGCTAGTGGACGATGCCCAAAAAAGAGCAACCAGACACGTATGAGCTAGTCATAGAAGGACGGCCCCGAACAAAGGGCCGTCCACGTATGACTCGTGGCGGACGTGCCTACACACCTAAAGAAACGGTCGAAGCAGAAAACCGTATCGTCGAAGCTGTAGGCGACAACCCTCCAGTGTTTGAAGGGCCAGTAAAATTAGAATTACATTTTACGAACGAAAGCACATACGTAAAAATCACGGCGCTACCAGATTGGGGTAAACCCAAGCTGCGTGGCGACCTTGATAATTACATCAAACTAGCTGCTGATGGGCTACAGAAATCAGGGATCATTCCAAATGACAGAGATGTAGTTTGGGTACAGGCAGAAAAAACATGAAGTTCCAAGACCTAGATTTTTCTGAACGGCTCAACCAAATGGGCGACTTAGCCGAAGGCAAGTTTGAAGAAGTAGCCCCGTGGCCCTATACACGCTACGGCCTGAACAGGCCACCCTTTCGATTAAACAACGTTCCTCGCCAAATTTGTTACACACCTGACTACCTGACAGAAAACTATTTAGTAGAAGTACAAGGGTTTGGGCGTAGCCAGGAAATCCACATGAAGGTAGACAAACTCAAAGCCTTAACTTGGTGGCATGAACAAATGGAAGTCTTACTGTTTTTGTACGACTCTTTATTTGACCGTCATACCTTTCTCCGATTCCACACAATCAGAGACTTGTGCCTGCAATCACCAACAAAATTTTTTCCAGATAATAGAAAAGAATATTTCGCCATACCAGCCGACATAGCATGGAGGTATGGTCAAGAAGGAATTTCCCTTTGATCCTCTTGATCTTTCATGGAAAGCTCAAGGGAATCCACAACAAAAACAAACTGAAATAGAAATACTTCAAGAAGCTGCACCCTACGCAGCATTAGAAGAATCCCAAGAAGAGCGCATACAGCTACAAAACGCTGTATTAGATGCTTTCGATGAGCTAGACGAATGGGAAATCTGGTTACTGAATGCGTTGCTTTACGAGCGGCGCAGCCTCAGAGAAGTCGAACGTATGCTCAAGATCCCTAAGACAACAGTGGCACGTAAACGTGACTACATCTTAAGGAAACTCAAACGGGCATTAGAAAAACACCCAATAGTCAGAGACTATTTAAGTTTTCTACTCATCTACTTCATAGTCTGAGTCGTCCATTGCATCAGCCGACGCAAGAATCAGGCCACTGATTATTGCAAACACATGGCTGTGCAAAGGACTGTTCTCAAAATCGTTAATCATTGACTCCGCAGAGAACGCCATAGCGTGCTCAAACGGCAACACAATCATTACCGCTAACGAATCATCATGCCATTTAGCATGATTCCCGTCAGACACATCTAACAGATGAGAATTGTTTTTTATGTCAGTGTAAATTTCCGAGGCAAGATAACCGTACTCTTCGGACCAGTCCTCCCATTGAGCAGACTCCTCCTCGGCGCTCACATTAACCGACCAACGAAGCTGACCGCGAATCACCGACACGAGTCGCAGCAACAGCCTTACCAATAGCAATGACAGCAGCAACCGCACCAATTTTCAACGAATCCGTCCAGTCAGGACCAGGGACAGCCATAGCGCCTACAAAACCCTGGCAGAACGTAGCCAAACCACGTTCAAAACAATCTCTCAAAAAATCTAGATTAAACAAAATATCTCCTTAGACGGACCAGAGGTACCGCCAAGTTACAGGGCCAACATTTCCATCCTTGCGGATAGGAAAGTTGGCTTGAAATTCTCGTACAGCTTTTTGTGTCGCACGACCGAAAATGCCGTCCACCACAAGCTGTGCGTTAATGCGTTCATTCAAACGTGCCTGCAAAGTAGCCACGTTCTTCCCCCTAGACCCACGGTGTAAAGGCTTACGGCGGAAATCAACCCCCAAAGACTCCATCTCTTCCAACCGAACATCCCAATCCAAAGCAGTAGGCGTATTCGTCATCGGCATCCCAGAATGAATCCAGTCAGCTAAACCGTCACCAGGGCAATAAGTGGTGCCGAAATCTCTATGACATTTGACCCACAAATGGTCGCCATACTCTTTCCGCATTGCCTCTACGACGGTAAGAATCGCCTCCTTCCCTGTCTCAGTTAGATCGTCACCCGAACCAATATAGGAAATGGAAGTGGTTTTAGAGTTCTGCCCTTTCGTAGCCGCACCTTGCTTCCAACCACGACCCTCAAAGATCTCGCCAGTCTCACCAGAAACCAACCAGTTGTAAGCGATAGAACGCCAGCCCCGAGTCTTGACATGATACTTGTCATGCTGACGGACTCGATCCCACGGAGAGGACGGAGAACCAGTCGTATGATGCACAACAACACCTATGGGGACACGGCGAAATTCGCTTAACCTCTTACCAGAGTCAATGGCCCCCCATTCGTCACGGGAAATGAACTGCATACCCATAGGGTAGTTCGTCCCTATAGGGTAGCTCCAGCCAAAGACCGCTCTTGTTTCATTTCATCTCGCATCTCATACATGCGAGACTGAAGCTCTCGGTCCTGCTCCCACTTAGTGTTCGTACGCAAACCAGCACCAAACATAAATGAAATCCAAGTAGACACAGCACGCTTCTGATAACGCTCCTCATCAGGGAACAAGCGACGCAAATCACTCAAAGTTGGCAACAACTGAGCCATAGCATGAAGCTCATAATCCTTCATTGCCCACTGGCCCTTACTGTTCTTCGCAGCGATACCAGGCAACGACAACATATCCATCAAGAAAGGAACCTTCGCATACGCACGAGGCACAACCTGATACTTACCGTCAAAGTTGTAGCCCTTCCAAAGATTCTGTTTAGCTTTCCACTCATACGGAGCTTTGATCAACGGAGTGATCTGCGTACCAAACGAAGCCAACGCTGTCTGTATGCGATCCATAGCAGATTCATCTCTATCGAATCTCAATGACGGTTCAATAAGCTCCATCGGAGCTTTGAACGGCATGTCAGGAAGAATAAACATATTCTCACCGTCGTACGTAAACGGAGTCTGGATAGCACCCTGACGTTGCATCCACTCAGGAATAACCTTAGGACGCTCCTGCCCGTACTCCATCTCTTTCTTAAGCGAAGTGTATTTATTGAACACCGCTGGACGACGAGCAGCCATCTCAAACATCAAAGGCATATTCTTCCGAGTCCACGTATAGAACGGAACAACCTTCTTAACAACATTTCGTTCAAAGTCAGACAAATCGTCATAATCGAAATGGAATTTCATTACATTATCGAAAGCCTCATCCGCAGAATTACCTTTCAACAACGTGTCAAACCCCAAACTTCCTCGCAAGAAAGTTTCAGTAGCCATACCAAAGTTCCTAGACAACCTCAAAGGCAAGTTCTGAGAAGAAGCAGGGTTCATGGCAGTTGCCAAATTGATCTTTTTTCCACCAATCTTTACGGTAGTTTTTCCAACTCCAGGTCCAGCAGTATCGACAAACTCACTAGCAACCTGCGCACCAGCAGCACCCAACGAACCAGTCTCAGCTAACTCACGCACATAATCAACATGTTCAGCGCTTACATTGTTGGGGTTGATCCCACGAGCACGCATCGCCTTACGCATCTTGGATGCCCTATCAGGCATCCCCAACCGCACAGCTTCTTCCTCTTGGAACTTCCAATACGCACGCATAAATCTGCGATACGACGACCAGTTCATGCCAGCCAGATGGTTCATAAATACACCTGACATAAAGTTCCTGCCGTGGAACCCAGGCTTTGCAATCATGTAAGCACGCAACAAGTTGTGCAGCTTGTCGTATTTACGGAAGAACGCTTTAGCGCCCCCACGGGCGACGAAGCGTTCAGCAGCCACCATACTTTCAACAATGTTTGGTGGCCCTTGAGCAATGGCACCTATCGGCTTCATGCCTGTAGAAAAAGCCGCTTCCAAAACAGCTTCTCTTCCACCGATCCTATGAATTTCTGTTCGCTGTTCGGCGGTAGAACTGAGTAGATCAAACCAGCCTTCTGCCCCATCTTCCATTTCATCCAACGCCATACGTATGCGTTGACCGTCAGCTTCAATAAGAATATTGGTAGCTATTTTCAAATCGATAAGATCGTCACTAGGTATGTCGTAAAGACTTACACCGTCACCAATTCCTAAAGTATTTAACGTATCAACCGCTGCATCAATTTGACGTTGCGCTGCATCTAACTCCCCAACCAAAATGCGGTTCTGAGCCGCTGTCGCAACTCGCTGTTCCGCTATTTCAGCAGCAGCCTCACGTTGATCGAGAGCGTACTCAAACGAAGTTTTAGCTTGATTGAAATCTCCCTTAGCTAATTCTAAATCAGATACAACTTGCGACCGTTCCATAACCAACTGTTCCAAAGCATCTCCCTCTGGGAGATCTTCTACGACTTTCGCAGCAGGAAACGCATCAACCACGTTTCTGTCCATGTCCTCAAGGAATTGGGAAGCACCCACAAAATCAGAAGTCAGTTCAAAATCAGGATCAAATGGATAACCTGCCCCGTGACTTCCACCTTTGTAATTGATAGCCAGAGGATCGGTCACCATGTAGTTCGGCCACCAGGAATAGTTCTTTTTATCAAATGTTACGGGCATCTTGGAAACCATGTCCGTAACGCCTTCTCGGTTCATCCATGCGATGGTGTGGTAACCATCGACAGATAAAGAAGTCTTAAACTTTTCAAGAAAATCCATGTACATTCGGCCAGCAACTCTCTTGATGTCCGCTGCATCTACAGCGGCTTCAGCGAATTCCAAAGCAGTACCCGTGACAGAACCATACTGGCCACTTCTAGGTTTGATTGTTCTACCGCCTACAACATTAATCCACCCTCTACCAAACGACATAGAAGCGTCCTTATGCTTAAGTTTTTCATAAGAGGCACCACCTACTAGCCTCCGCTCTATACCCTTGCCATCCCACACGTCAGGATTCAAGTTCGGATCAATGTCATTAAAAAGTTTGAGTGCTGCATCCAAAAACTCTTCAGGGTTACCCAAAAAAGCTGTAAGTGTATCGGCATCAATCCCCAGATCGACTGCCTGGTGAAACTTGCGCCCGTGTCTGCTTCGTAACAGAACAGCAAAATTGATTAGCTCGTGCCCTTTCAAGTTCTTCAATTTTTGAGCAACCTCTTGATACTCAGGTCGCACAGAAACAGGGTCAAATGCTTTTATTCTTTGAGCAATTTCAATAGGTTCCAAAACATCTTCTTTGGCACCAGTGATTGCTCCCGTTTTACCCCACTCATCCAGCTTGTTCAAAGTTTCTATGAACTGATTAAAAAATTCAGGATCGTCATCTAAGACTCTCCCCACTTGATCGAATATCAGTTCATCACTAGAAGTTACTGCGGACTGTCTTGCTTTCTTGCCACTCTCTGTCAGTTCAGTTAAACGCTGCGATATAGACGACAATTTAGTGGGATCAGTTTCAACACCCATTTGGATAGCTAATTCCGCTGCTAACCTGGCTTCCTTCTCGGCCAAGCCATAAATCTTGATACTTTCTCCACCCAAAGGAACATTAAGCTCAAGATTGTAAACAGTATTGCCCCATCCCCCGAATTTAATATTTCCTGGCGTTGCGTTTATCGCAAGATAATCTCCCCAAGTGATATCATCTATGTCTCCGTACCGTCCCCAAACATTTTTTACCCCACCACTACTTGTAGTGTGATTCAAACGAGTAACCGCATCAGGCACCTGACCTGTCGCCACCATCGAAGAAGTCACACCCTCAGGAGTAAATGGAGCCAAAGGAGCGGCAGTAGGAGCCATCGATAGGTTTTCTATCGAACCCGTGTTTACCCCAACCATGTAATAAGTGTCACCAAAGCGTTGATTTATAGTGCCTACAGGCATTCCGTCGGTACCCAACTGGTCTTTAATGATCTTCTTAAACACATTGAGAGGAGTTGCCTGACCGCCTTCTGCTTTCGGCACCTGAGATACAGGAAATTCCCACAACACGCCAGGAGGCGTACCAAGAATAGGGTCATCAGCAGGCATAGACATCACAATCTCGGGTGCAAATCCTGCATCCGAGGTTTTGGGATCAATAAGTATGACCCCGATTTTTATGTCATCTGGTAAATCGTTCCCATCTACGATTCCAGCAAAATCTTCAAATATCTCACCCCAAGCGTCGTCAGGATCTAATACGTCTGCCCAACCATCTGCTTCTAATAGATTAAAGAAATCTTCAAACCGTTCCCAAGGTATAGGGTCACCGATGCCATCCACAAAGCCAGAGTTGAACAAAACCTGACTAGCTTCCAACGCAGGTTCTACACGGTTGGAATTGGCGGAGATCCCCAGATCATCCCTAAACACCTCCGTAATCAGAGCATCAGCATCCTCTGGAAGTACTCCTTTGACAGCCTGAGTGGACTCATTAGGAGAAAGCCAAGACTTCAACCCTAATTGCTGGGCAGTTTGTTGTTTATCGCTGTAAACAACTGGTTGCTCAGGACCAAGACTTCTTTCCGTAAACGCATCTTCAATGACCTTTTCGTTAAACCCTCTACTTGCTAACCCAGCTTTCTCAAACTCTTCTGTTCCCAACTCATAGAAAGGTTTCTGAAACCTTTCAGACATCACACGAGTTCGAGCTTCCAAGAAATCAGCGAAATACGCAATGTCAGCGTCAGACATGTCTCCTGCATGTCGGCGCACAAAATTAGGAAATCCTCCATACCTTGCCCGTAACGAAAGAATCATGTCCAACTGTTGAGACACCTGACCAGCGTCAACATCGCCTGTCAATCCAGCCGCCCAAGGATTCATACCTGCATCAGCCAAAGTTTCCAAATCACTAACTTCTAAATAATTCCAACCAACATCTTCTTTAGGTAAACCTTGCGCCCTGAAACCAAACGATCCACCATTGTCAATACGAACAACCGCAGTTTCAGTTAAATGCCACGGAGCTAAACCAATGTTGTCAAACCCCGTACCTGCCGCATCCCAGTTAGCCAAAATAACGTCAGCAGTAAATCCTTGAGCAGCCTGCTCCTGAAAACTGAGAACATCTGAAGCATCTGAAGGTACGACATCACCTACTTGCCGAAGGCCAGTATTAGGATCAGTCCACGTAAACAACTGGTTTGGACTCATACCCGTAGACATCACGGTCTGAAAGTCATCAAGCATGGGAGCGATGTGGTTTACGGTCCCATCAGCACCATACGACATGTAAGAGTTAGGGGCACCAAGCCCCAACTCACGATAGAAAGCATTAGCCAACACTTCGCCAGCCGCACGACGAGGTGAAGGAATCGGTGCACCATTCTCACCCAACCGAGGAGTTGGCTCCATCCCACCTGTATCTACAACTTCGTTGTATTGCTTTACGTAATAACGCTTACCACTTGCATCTACATACTCGCCACCAGGATTAGATCCAGACGGTCCTGCAACTTGCCGCAGATCGTCAATCCCAGGACGAACCTGCCGCAACGGAATCTGATGAGAATTTCTCGCAACCTCAATAGCATTCAACTTTTGTTTCAAAAGAACATAATCAGCAACAGTCAAAATCTGCTCGTCACCACTTTTATCAACATACGACAAATTCAACGGTTCCCCACGGGCAGCTATCTCATCCCCCAAATCCTGTATGCGTCCACCTATCTTCTCTTCAATTTGCGTAGTAATGGCGGCCCAATCAGCTTCGCTAGAAGCAGAAGGACCGATGGAGGGAAAATCATTAACTGCATAATAAACAGCCAACTCGGGTTCCATTCCGTCCATCATCACGGAAACCGACTTCCCGACAGTGGGCATCTCAGCTTCAATCGCTTCGTCAACTACTTCACGAATAGCCATTTGAGCTTCCAAAGCATTCTCTGGAGTTGGGAGAAGAATATCTTCTCCCGTTGCTTCCCTATAACTGTTCGCCACATTCAACGCTTCTTCAAGCTCTTGATTAATGCGGTTACGCATGTACGAAACTTTGTTAATCGGGTTGTTCGCAGCAACTTCAAGGTTTATGAGATCAATGTCTCTTTCTACCCCCATCCACAGGCCAACCCCCTGAGTGTCAGCCTGATCCAAAATTCCATCAACTAAACCAATCGCATCCTGAACCACAATTTGTGTGCCATCAGGAGCAACAAAAATTCCAGTTGGATCAAAAGAAGGATCGCTTACATCGACTTGCGCCATCTCTCGGGCAAAAGCATCAAAGTTTTCGCCCGAAGTAAAGACTTCCCGAATTGCTTTTTCCAACCACAGCTTCTGTGCAGTTCCACTCGCAATCGTTTCATAAGCCCACCTGAAACGACCCTGATCTCCACGAATCGCATTCAAATCATTTAGCAATCCTTGTCGCTGCTTCTCCAAAGCAACTAGTTGCTCACCCTCAGCCCCAGGAATATTTCCTTCGACTTGATCCAAAATATCCTGAATTTCTTTTTGTCGTTCTTCAAGCCCCAACACTCGTTGTTCTTCAACAGATTTCTTTTGGAACAACTCATCTTCTTCGCGACGAGCCACATCCAAAAGATGTTGTGCCTCATCTGCAAGTTCTTCAGAACGACGCAAAGTAAGTCGAGCAGTTTCTAACTTAGCGCCTACAGCCGACTGCACTTCATAAGCAGCACGAATAACATCAGCTTGCCGAGCAGCAAACTTCTCTTCAGCTTTCAACAGTTTCGCTGAAGCCGCTCTTGCCGCCTCAGAAGGCAACCGCACGTACTCCACAAACCGATGCTGCAAAATACCGCTCTCAGTTAAAAGCGTTTGGGTATATGTTTCACCCACCCGAGGGGCAACCTGATCGACCCAACCCCGAAGAGCCATGTTGATGTCATCAACGAACAAGGCATAATCGCCACCATTACGTTCAATAATGTCAGCTATCTGTTTCTCAACAGAACCAGCAACCTCACCAGTAAGTTCATCAACTGTTCCAGGTGCAAGCAAAGTCTCACCAAAAAACTCGTCTGTTGCTTCGCCACTCTGCTTCAACTTTGAAGCAGCTTCCTCTACAGAAATACCATCCGCAGCAGCTTTAGCTTCTGCTGCTTTATCAAAATCTTGTCTACTTAAATACGAACGACGAAGCTCAGGACCAGTCGGCTGATACGCACCACGTCCCCTATGGGTTCTTTGAGAGTACCTTCCACTCGCCCCCAACGCTTCCTGAAGAGCCTCCCTAGCTTCATCAGTCAACTGCCGAGGAACATAATTATCTACGCTTGAAAGAAACTCTGAACCACCCATCTGGTTCGCCATAACACGAAGCTCTTCAATGCCCTCTTGAACCGTATTCAACAACGAATCATCAAGAACAGCCAACTGCGCTGCCGCTGCCTCATCCCCACCAACAGCGTGATACACCATCGCAGGGTCAGCACCAGCATCTTCAATAGCCTCAGTTATAAGACGCACTCTCTGAAGCATCTGCGTTTTAGCGTACTTACCCTTAGAGTTACCACGAGCAACAGAGTGAATAAGACGCTTACCTTGCTGAATAAGAACAACATCATCAGTAGAACGCAATGTTCGCTTCAAATCCTGTAAGCGTCCACCTACTAAAGCCTGCCCTGCTTTAGAAAGACCTGCCCTATTAACAGCACCTCGCACTCCCCGAGGCAAACCCATAGCAAGTTTGCCAATAATCGGAGTTTCCGAAGTCATAAAACGAATACCAACAGGAGCCTGAACCCCTGCCCGAGTGACCTTATTAATAGCCCTCTCAATCGGATCAGCAATACGCAAAGCACGACCAATAGGTCCAGTACCAGGCACCTTCATGCCAATACCAATTTTCATTCCTGCTGCTTCATCAGCAGTCAAAAACGCTTTATGTCCAAGACTGGCTTCTTCAGTAGCTTCCCGAGTAGCTCGCTCTATAGCTTCCCTAATTGCATCCTCGGTAGTATCTTCACCAAGTTCCCGAACTGCTCTATTGACGTTACGTTCTACCGCAGCCGCAACATTATCTGCTGAAGATCGACCAGCTTTATCTATTTCACTTCGAGCAACAAAGTTTGCAGCACGACGCAACTCGTCACCATCAATAAAACTCGCACCCTTTTGCATTGCCTTAGAAGAAATGTTGTAAAAATCTGTAACGTCATCAGCAACAGACTTACCAATCTTTACCGTACTAGTAACAACCTCTGCGGCGTCGTCCCCGACCTTAGCGAAAACATCTAATTCCCATCCGCCGCTTCTACCTTTACGTAACTGAACTTGCCCAAAACGACCTGCTTCTCCACGAGCAAGCCTGTCACCAAGTTCCATAAATACGTTGTCGCCAAGACCCCGAGCTACATCATCACCTGCTGTCCGAGTGATATGACCCAACGTAACTTTACGCAAATTTTCTGCTATCGCTTTGCGACCCAAACTGCGAGCGCCGCCACCAGCGAGCTTCGCAGTAAACGCAGCACCTTTCCCAACTAAACCAATGTAAGAAAGAGGATCTAAAAGAACATCACCAGTAAACCCCAAAGCAGCAGCACCAAACTTCTGCCAACCACTATCACGATTCTGCATCAAATCGTAATCATGCAATAAACGACCAAACGTATAGTTCTCGTTGTATTGCTTACGCAAATCCCCAAAATTAAAACCTTGACCTGTAACCAAGTCAATGCTTTCCTTGGCTAACGAAGATCCCAAAGCCAAAGGCTTTTGAATAATGTTAAAGAAGCCGCCTACAGGCCCACTAGCTAACGCTTTCTGCCACGCAGGAGTAGCAGAATCTATATAGCCTTCCTCTACCCAATCATAAGTAGTCGGACCAATAGCAGGCTTATAAATAGCTTGCCGAGCAGCATCAGGAGTACCAACCCCCAAAATCTGGGCTACACGAGAACCAGTCTCAGGAGTAGAAGGAACCTTAGGTTTAGTATCAGTTCCCAGAATTTCAGATATTCGGCTCCGATTGGTTGGTACTGCCATGAAGCCTCACTATCTACGTTGCGAAATGCTGGACATCTCCAACTGTCTTGCCTGTCTTGAAGCTGTCTCAGCGTCCGTTAGATCCTTAAACAATTCTGCATAAAGAGTGTCAATCATCGAAGTTTCAGCCACGGTCAAACCCTTAGCGCCAAACGCATCAGTAGTCCGTAACCCTTCAAGGTACTGTTCACGCAACTCAGCAGCCTTCTTTGCTTCTTCTTCACTCTTGACGGTACCTGCATAGTTGCCGTTCATTGCGTCAATACCCAGTAAAGCATTTACGTGAACAAAGAAATCGGAATCTAGTTTTGGATACTTTTGTTGGAGGTTCTGTACCGTTCCAGCAGGGAACGCTTCTTGACCGATACCAGCAAGCCTTTGCGTTTCAATCCAATCTTCACGCAACGCCTCACGTTCGCCACCTGTCATTTGTCGCCAGATAGCAACATCTACTTTGTATAGATCAGCAGCAGTTTGCTCATCAGCAGCTTCAGCTTGAGCAGCTATTTGCGCTGCTTCACGTTGCAGTCTTGCAGCATCTTGCTGCGCAGCACGTTGAATTGCATCCTGTTCAGCCTTGAACCTTTGACTTGCTTCACGTTCAGAAGTTTGGAACGCACGACTCAAAGCAGACTGTTCACCCGAGAACGCACGGCTAAGAGCGGACTGTTCAGCAGAGAAATCACGGCCAAGCTGCGCTTGATCCGCCTGGAAATCACGACCCAACTGGGCTTGCCCAGCTTGGAACGCCTGCGTATCTTTCCGAATCAAATCACCAACAAGAGCCTCAATCATTCTCTGATCCCGACCAATGTTGAAATTCTCTTGACGCATCGCTTCACCAAGAACACGTTCAGCTTCTTCAGCATCCAAACCAGCTAACGCTTCATTCAGATTGCTTTGCAACTGTTGGGTGTATGCGAACTCTTGATCACCTAAAGCTAACTCTGCTTCAGAAGCAAGTTGCGCAGGAGCGGCCAACCGCTCCGCAGCAGCCATATCTGCAACCTGAGCCAAGCGAGCCATCGCATCCTGCGATGACATAGCTTGCGACGCAGCCTGAGAACCCACAATCTGAGCAACCTTTTCAAACTCGTCAGTAACCTGATCGCCAAGACCCTCACGGGCAGCAGCCAAACTAGCGTCCGTGCCAGCCTGCATTTCTTGAGCACGAGCAGCAACAGCATCTACAAGACCCTGCTGTACACCAGCACGGTCAGCGTCTAACACACCAAGCTCTGTTTCCAAAGCAGCTTTAATATCACCAATCTGGCCTGTGCGACGCAACACGCTCGCAGCAAGCTGATCAACAGCTTCAGTATTCAAACCACGCAGGTTTGCTTCTCGTTCAGCCATCATGTTACGAATCATGTTGCTGAAATCACGAGTAGAAAGTTCTCCGTATAGAGAACGAATAGTGTCGCCTACAACGGGTGTGCCACCTACACCAGTACCTGTACCTGTACCAGTACCCGTACCAGTACCCGTACCAGTACCTGTTCCAGTTCCTGTTCCAGTTCCAGTTCCAGTTCCTGTACCTGTTCCAGTACCAGTACTTTGCGCAGCAACGTAATCAGCCATAGCCTGATTAGCTTGAGCTTGAATAGCGTCTAAATCAATGTTCAGGGCATTAAACCCTTGACCCCTGGGTTTGGATCTGAGCTTCTCACCCTCTAAACCACCCAACCCTGTTGGTTGAGTAGCTCTAGCAACAGCAGCATCAATACCAGCTTGAAGATTGTCTAAACCACCAGCAGGAGGACCTTGCGGTCCCCAACCTTGTTGTCTACCCAAAGTCCCAGGATCTATAACTGACCAGTCAGTACCACTTCTTGGTCCAGCCCCACCAGGGCTTTCAGATCTCGGATCAAAAGGATTACGAATATTAATAGCGTTACGACGTGTTTGGCCTTCCGCAGCAGCATAATCAGCCGCCAAATTAGCAATAGCCCGATTCAACTGTTGACTACCCACAGGAGTTCCAGGTAACGCAAATTGGTCACCCTCTCTGTATCCCTGTCGAAGATCACGACCCATAGCAATCGGGAGTTTCGACTGCACTTTGTCCACCCCAGGAGCAAACGCATGAGCAGCAGCACGGTCCATAAGACCGCCCTCACCAATAGCTTTATCTATAGCAGCAGAAGCGGCATTAGCCGCAGCCGCTGCACCAGTTCCCAAACCACCAAAATAGCCTGGTGATTTAACACCAGAACGACGCATCCTCTCAGCATCAGCGGCGGCTGCCGCTCTACGTTGAGCTTCAGTAGCCATTACAAACCGCCCACCGTTTGCGCAATCGCAAACCGACGCAACGCATTAGCAATCTGATCCTCAATCATCGAACCATACAACTGCTCCTCCAACAAATTACGTTGCTGATCCAACTGCCTACGAGCCTCCTCAGTCTGAGCAGCCACACCAAAACGAGCCAACTCAGCCTCACCCGCAGCAATC